GGGATCTCGGGTACGTCAGTACCGGGCAGTATGGGGCGATCTCAGAGCAGATCGTTGAGATTGGGAGAATGAACGGTGGGTGGATGAAGAAGGCCGGTTAGGCCTTCCGACACTCCGGGGCCGGGTGAGGAGGCCGTTTTTGTGAAAGCGTGCGGCGCTCCGTGGCGGGAATTGGAACAACGCCGCGAACGCGGGGCTGTTCTACCTGAACCTGAACAATGATCCGGGTACGACGAACAACAACAGGGGCTTCCGCGGAATACCGTCCAGGGATGGTATACGTAACTACGGTTGCGTTTAAACTATCAGATCGACAGTACATCACCCGGGGTAAACCCCGGCGCTCGCTGAGCGGAATACAAAACAGGCTCCGGGGAGGTAGTAGGGCGACGACCCGACCCCTCCCCGTCCACAACACTCCCATGAAGACGTATACGGGCCTATATCCTCAGATTTGTACGTTCCCGGCTCTCCATCGAGCATTTTTGCTCTGCAAGAAGGGGAAACGAGATAAAGACTATGTCACCGAATTCGAGCGCAACCTCGAACAGAACCTGATCTCGCTCCGTGAAGAGTTGACCTCCGAGCGATGGCAACCGGGCAAGTACTCTAGATTCTTCGTCGAGGACCCAAAACGCCGGTTGATCAACGCACCGCCGTTCCGGGACCGGGTTGTCCACCACGCAGTGTCGACACTCTTAATCCGGATCTGGGATCCGACGTTCCCGTTTGGTTCGTTCGCCTGCCGGGCCGGGAAAGGAACGCACGCAGCGGCCGATAGGATGCAACAGTTCATGCGCAGGTATCCGACTGGATCGGGGTACGTCCTGCAATTGGATGTGAAATCCTATTTTGCGAGCATTGACCACGAGATCCTGATCGGGTTGGTCGCAAAACGGATCCGCGACCGCCGATTCATGCGCCTGATCCGGCAGATCGTCGAGAGTTATGAGGATTCGCCCGGAGTGGGCATCCCGCTTGGCAACCTGACATCACAGGTGTTTGCGAACATCTACCTACACGAACTCGATATGTTTGCAAAACACGACCTCCGGATCAAGCATTACATTCGATATATGGACGACGTCGCACTCGTCCACACTGACCCGCAACAACTCTGGTCCTGGCGTGACGCGATCGGTGAGTTTCTCGATCGGACATTAAAACTCCGGTTACACCAGAAAAAACAGGTCTTGACTCCGATCGATTGTGGGATCGATTACCTCGGGTACATTGTATACCGGGATCACCGACGAGTGAGATCGCGGAACGTCCACCGGATCTACCGCAACATCAAACGGATGGAGGCCGGCACATTTGATCGCGATCCTCGAGCGTCGATAGCATCCTGGATCGGGTACGCACAGCACGCAGACACCTACGGGCTGAACTGCCAGATCGCAGAACGACATCCGTTCCTGCGCGTGGCGTTTGACCCGGTGGAGGCACTATGACTACGAAACAGATTATGCGAATTACAACGATTGATGGCGTCGAGGATATTGACGCTGACAGGATACTGATAGAGAACAACGAATACGTCCTGTTCCGGGGCGACGAAGAGGTCCGGAGGATCCCGATAGCGGACATCATATCGGAGACCGATCCGGAAACCGGGGAAGAGCGGAGCGGGATCGAGACGATCTACTCGAAGAGCTGACTATGGGGCATACTCCGCACATTGAAGGAACCGATCTCCTGATCGCGAACCTGCAAATCTACGCAGAGAAGATGACGGCAGCCGTAGCTGATGGCATGCGGAAGTTCGGCGGCAGGATCGAGTCCGAGTCAACTCGCCGATGTCCGGTGGATACCGGGGAACTCCGGTCCCGGGTGTTCAACGAAGGACCGCTCCTCGACGGCGACGTCTACGCACAGGTCGTCGGCTACGAGAAGTTCGGTGAGACGTGGGGGAAGGAGAATTCAGATATGGCGGGCAAACCATACGCCATCCCAGTCCACGAACGAACTGACGCCCGGTATCGTGTCGGAGAGGCAAAGTTCCTGGAGAACGCAGTGAACGCCCTCTCCGGTGAGTATGCTGAGTATATGAAGAAGATCCTCGGTGAGGTGAAACCGTGAGCGTCGGGAACGACATCTGCCTGTACCTGGCATCACTCGACATCGGCGCTCTCGGCAACGACCTGTTCCTCGGTCACGCACCCGACCGTTCGACTGCCATATCAGTAGTCGAGACTGGAGGTCAGGCTCCGTACCACGACTACGGACCGGAAGAGATCCTCGACCGGCCGTCTGTGCAGGTACTCGTCCGTCACCCAGCATATCTCACTGGCCGCGCGACAGCTGACGAGATCCGTAACCTGTTAGACGGCCTTGCCAACTGGCCGATCAACGATACGCGATACCTCTCGATCACCGCAATGAACGACCCGGCATATCTCGGGAAGCGAGCGACCAGTGAGGGGGAGGCACACGAGTTCAGCCTGAACTTCTCGACCGTCCGGGAGAGGCGGGGGAAGACCGTCGGTCTCTCTGGGGCATACTTCGGGGTGCAGGAGTGGTATACACTATGATAGGAAAAGGTGCGATACTGTATGACGTTACGGCGGGCGAGGTGCTCGCCCCGGTCTCGGCGATCGGGCGACTCGACTTCGAGCGAACGGAAATCTCGACGACCACACACGGTCCACGCAAGCGCCAGACGAGCGGGATCGGGTTGAAACGGTCGGCACCCGTTACGATTCGGTTGAACTACCGGGCGAACGACGAACCGGCGGTCCGGCTGGTTGAACGGTATGAAGCAGGCGAATCTGCAAAATACGTCTTGATCTTCCCGGACCACTCGACGTACTCGTTCGAAGCATTCGTCTCCGCCCTGGGACAGGAAACGCCGATCGATGACCTGATCCACCGATCGTTCCGGTTCCTGCCGACAGGTATGGATGAACCGCAACTCTCCGCTATCGCTCACTGTGGCGACTACTTCGGGGCGCCAACCTGGCTCCCGATCGGCGACGAATTCCCGGCAGCACCGGCCGGGGCATGCCCGGTGCAGTTTGACATCAGCAAGTGGTACACATGACGACCTACATCGGCAAGACAACAACTATCGCGGACTCCTCCGGCAATATCGCCAACGTGGACGCGATCGGTGACCTCTCGCTCACCGCAGATGAGATCGAAGACACCGTCTACGGCGCCGGCGGGTGGAAGACCTTCGTGCAGGGCCTCAAGGACGCCGGCACGTTTGACCTGACCGTGAACTACGACAAGGACATGAGCGGGAACACCCGGCTGACGCAGGCGTTTGTCAGCGGGGGCTCGGCGCAGTACACGATCACGTTCCCGGACTCCTCGACGCTTATCTTCTCGGCGTTTGTGTCCGGGGTCGGGATCGCTATCCCCAAGGACGAAAAAGTGCAGCGGACGTTCACCCTGCGGATCGACGGCAAGACCGCGCCCATATTCAGTGAGGCTTGAACATGACCGACATTGGTAAAACAACGACAATTGCAGACAGCACGGGCACCATCGCGTCTGTCGATAGTATCGGCGATATCAGCATCTCGGCCGACGAGATCGAGGATACCGTATACGGGACGGGGACGTTCAAGACGTTCGTCCAGGGCCTGAAAGACGGTGGGACGGTTGACATCACCGTGAACTACGACAAGACCGAGGCCAGCCACATCCGCCTAACCACGGCATATAAGAACGGAAAATCTGGATCATATACCGTGACGTTCCCGGACACATCAACGTTCACGTTTACGGCGTTTGTCTCCGGAGTGGGGATTGCCGTCCCGAAGGATGAGAAAGTCCAGCGAACGTTCACGTTCCGGATCGATGGGAAGACTGCACCCGCGTTCAGCGAGGTCGTTACATGATCCCGGATGTGACGAGAGAGATCGGGGGCGAGATATACACGCTCCGGTTCTCCGCCCGCACCACGATCGCGATCGAACAGGAGTTCGGGTGCAAGTTCTCCGAGCTGGAAAAAGTAACGGGGAAAGTCCCCGATCTCAGGACGACGGCGAAACTCGTAAAACTCTGCATCCGGAAGGACGGGCAGATGCTCACCGAAGAGGAGTTCGACCACGTTCTCGATCACGTATCGCTCAACGGGTTGGCCGGACTCTTGACTGACGCAATGGATGCCGCAACGGTGAAGAAGACCAAGAGTTCGGGAAACTGAAACCATTCTCCGGGTGGATGCACGAGTACCTGGATCTCGCGGCTCGGACCGGGTACTTCGATGACCCCAGGATCCTCTACGACATGACTCCAGCGGAGATCGCTGCCGTGATCGAGGGGAAGGGTGCTCTCGACCAGCATCGGGAATACCTGGAGAATGTTCGAGCCGGGACGATCGTGGCAGCGCTCTACAATTCGTTGAGGACGAAATCGAGCGACCGGGTGTGGACCTGGAAGGATATATTTCCGGACACCTCTGTGAAACCAACGCAAGACGTGGAGGAGATGAAACAGCGATGCAAGGATATAACCTTGATTTTCGGCGGCGAGGTGACGACTGGTGGCACTGAACATAGGTAACTTGATCGCCGTCCTCGGAATGGATAAGAAAGGGTTCGATAAAGGCATCAAAGAAGCAGACGAGAAGACCGAAGGGTTTGCCGCCGGGTTCGGGGAAAAACTATCGAAACTGAAGGTACCGATCGCTGCGGTCGGCGCTGCCGTTGCTGCTATAGGTACTGCCGCTATCCTCGCCGCCGACGACATGAACAAGGCGTACAACAACATCCGTGTTGGATCCGGCGCGACCGGCGAGGCGCTGGAGGTTCTGAAGGGTGACTTCGACGCGGTATTCGGCACAGTGCCGGCAGCAGCCGGAGATGTCGCCACGGCGATCGCGGACCTGAACACCCGGCTTGAGTTGACCGGGGAGCCGTTGCAGGATATGGCTACCCGGTTCCTGGAACTCTCCCGGATCACCGGAACGGACGTCGGTAAGAACATTGCCGGCGTTACGCGCGCTCTCGCCAATTGGGGTGTGGCCGGGGAAGACCAGGCCGACACGCTCGACTACCTCTTCCGGACCTCACAGTCAACCGGGATCGGCGTTGATCGGCTCTCCGACCTGAGCACAAAATACGGGTCGACGCTCAGAGGTTTAGGGTACGACCTCGAAACATCCACGGCACTGCTCGGTAAATTTGAGAAAGAAGGTGTCAACACCGAGGCGGCCCTTGCCGGCATGAAACAGGCGGTCGCCCGCCTCGCGGGCATGGGTATCGACGATCCAATCGAGGCGTGGGATATGCTCGCGGACCAGATCAAAGGTGCCAGCACGGAACTGGAAGCTGTCTCGATCGCGTCTGAACTCTTCGGTGACCGTGCAGCGGCCGAAATGGCCTCCGCGATCCGGGATGGGAACCTGGACCTTGCCGACTTCGTCGATACACTCAACGCCTCGGAGGAGACGATCCTCGACGCCGCCGACGATACCATGACGCTCGGTGACCGGATGGCGATCCTGAAGAACAAGTCGCAGAAGGCTCTGGAACCGGTCGGCAACCTCATGATCGGGTTGTTCGAGAAGGCTATGCCTCACCTCGAAGCCGCCGGCGACGCCCTGATCGAGATGGGGAGGGGTGTTGCAACCTGGGCGGAAGAAGTAGCGATCGCCGCCGGACCGGTAGTGGAAGCGTTCCAGGAGAAGATGGCACCAGTAGTAGACTTTTTCCAGGGGAAGCAGGAACATCTAGTCGAATGGTGGGCGGAGAACTCCGAGATCTTTATCGCTGCCTGGGAGAACGTCGCTGCCGCGATCACATGGGTACTCGAAACTGTGATCGTCCCGCTGTTCGAATGGGTCTGGCCGTATATCGAGAGTATCTACTCCGGCGTCCTGGATACCATGCTCGGCGTTGCGAAACTGTTTGCAGCGATTATTGCTGGGGACTGGGATGCCGCCGGCGATGCCCTGGTGGATATCACGAAAGGCGCGATGGCGGCGCTGAACGGCGTCTGGGCGGCTGGATGGGATGCCATAGCAGCAGGGATCGAGTTCGTCGGCCAGGGGATCCTGGACTTCGTATACGACCTGTTCAAAAATATCCTCAAGTTCATCGAGAACGAGATCAACAAGTGGATCGACGCCGTCAACAGAGCGGCCGCAGCAGTAGCAGGGATGCTCGGCATCAGTATGGGTCCGCTCATACCCCGGATCTCCCTGAGTGTCAGCGACATACGGGCTCCTCAGATCAAGATCCCTCGGTGGAGCGAGACGGCATACGGGCAGGCGATCGACGAGTTCCTCTCCTCTGACGAGGAAGATATCGACGCAGAGTTCGAGGACATGGAGGAGGAGGTTGCCGAACAGCCCTCGATTCTACCTGCGAGTCCTCCTCTCCCTCCTCGACCCATACCTACCCCGAAACCGCCGGTGGAACCCTCCCTCCCGATGGTCGAGGTGGAAGAAGTCGAACCATTGATTCCAGATATCGAACCGGATCTCCCTGACATCGAACTAGAGTATATCGATATTGTCGAGACACCTTTCGTGGAGATCCCGGATATCAACATCCCGGTATCTGAACAGCCCGACATCGAAATACCTCCGCTGGAAGAGCAGGAAGTTCCGGTACCTGATATCGATACTACGATCGAGGTATCAGTAGAGATGCCGGACATCGGGGCGCCTCCGACACCGGACGAAGACCCGTCGGTACCCACCCTCCCGACAATAGAGTCACCCTCTGTAACAATTCCTGATGTAGATACATCAGTATCTGTGACTGTAGACGCACCCGTCCCGATATCATCTAATATTGCGACACCGATCCCGGTCACAGTCTCGAACTGGCCGTCAAGCCTGGAAGATGATGATATCGACGCAGAGTTCGATCAGGAAGGCTCAGCCGATCAGGTGTCAGTAACATCTGAACCCACCCCCCGTATCGGGGGAGTAGATGTACCGATCCCCGAACTCCCAGAACAAGAAGATCGCACTCTATCGATCAGTACCCCCGAGATATCGATCCCCGAACTCCCAGAACAAGAAGATCGCACTCTATCGATCAGTACCCCCGAGATATCGATCCCCGATCATCCAGCGATCGAAGTCCCGACACCAAAAACACCTACTATCGACAGTAGTGTAGAGGTGCGGGCGGAGCAATCGTCAGTCCCGATGCCCAAAATCCCGACGATATTGGATCTGACGGGTGTAGTCTCAGTGTTAGTAACGAACTGGCCTGAACGCCTCATAGCGCGCCTTACGCAGGATGTGGAGGAAGTGTATCGACCAGACGCGGATGAGGGGAAAGAGGAAGACGAAGATATTGATGCTGAGTTTGAACCCGACAGATCCCGGGAACCTGAACAGCCTGCATTTAGATGGCCTGTCTTCGCCCCGCCCAGCATCCCTAACGCGATGATCCCGGACCTGGCTGTCCCGACATCTCTCACAGCTCCAGATCTTGGTTGTGTTGCCCGTGCTCTCGATAGGATCGGCGGGGAGACACGAGTCGTGGTTGAACTGGACGGCAACGTTATCGGCGAGACCCTGTTCCGGACCTGGAACCGTCGGACGGGAGGCGCGCTGAATGGCT